CGCATTATAAGCTTTGCTCGCCAGGTTGCGTACTAGGTTGAACACCGCCCATTCCTCCTTGCATCTTATCTACTGCTCCCATTATGGAAGAAACGCCTTGAGGATTCAACGCTGGATCTTCCTGCTCGGCTCGTAGTAATGCAAGTTCATCCTCTGGGCTCATAATTCCCCACTCCTCGTAAGCAGTTGTTCTACTGATCACGCCTTGCTTTACGGCCTCCATCAACAGTCGGCGATTCGCCAACTCGTCTTTAGGAGTCGCAGCCTGTGGAATTGCAACACTGGTATAGTTTCCATCTATAACTGATTTATCAAATTCAATATCAAAACCTCCATACTGGTACTGATTTTTTGACTCACTATCGTTGCTGTTTGCAATAGAGAGCAGAGTACCAGTAGGAGCATAGCCAGATAGCTTAAATTTCTCGCCAGTTTTACCAAATTTCTCATAGCCACGAAGAATTTTGGCGTTAATACTTTCATAAAACTGTGTCCAAGAAACATTTTGGTGATCAATGGAGCGTTGTGTAGGGTTGAAATACATACTGAGTGCATCACCAGATGTATTTGCACCAACACTTTCACCAAATGCAGCAGCACCAAAACCAGCAGCACGCATCATCTGAGCTAAAATATCTGCTTGGTGTTCTTGAAGCATCTTAGTATCACTAATTTGCAAAACTCCAAGCTCGCCATTCTGTTTCAAGCCTACAAATCCACCGCCTGGCTTTGCTAGAGCTCGTTTTGTCTCGTCAAATTGACGATTCACAATACCTCGCCCCCAAATTACAGGGTTGGCCATACGGCGTACAATATTTGCACGCTGTCTAAGTGTCTCATTCAGCTCAGCTTGAAGTGGCACAAGCGGCTCAAGATAAAAAGCACCTCGCCTGTTTGTATTACCATCATAAAACGGCATACAAATATCAACAGGGATTCCATCCATCATGTGATTGTGAGGCTTCTCAATAAATTTATCGCCTACCCAGGCTGTTCTCGTGTTTTCATCCCAGCGTATTGCCATCAAATACCAATCTTTGCCATCAATACGGCTCAAACTTTGAGTTTTAATATTTGTTGGATCAATAACGCTCATGGTAGGAGTTACACCATAACGCCGCTGTGCCTCATCTTTTGTAATCGGAAAAACAGCCCAAAAAGCAACAACACGCCGCTCGTTGTCGTTGCTATACTGCCAAAATACAAACCGTGGATCATACCGCTTCACTTTCATGCAGCGGTTTTTCAAGTCAAAAACGGTTTCAGCAACCGCCACGGATTCAACGGTTGTATCAAATGCCCAGAGGGTTTGCAGATGTTTTGTGCCGCTAGCACGGTGAACAGCGTAAATAATTTTTTCTCGGATTGAGGCGGCTTGCCTAAGTTGCGGATCAGCACCAGTAGTCGGCACTTTGAAAATTGGAAGTGGGGAAGTATAGTGAATATTTTTATCAGCAAAAACTCTAAGCATATTTGAGCGAAGCTCATTTTTTTGCTTAGAATCACCACTTTTTGATGGGTACATTGCAGAATATTGGTAAAACTCACGGTATTGATCCATTTCGTTTTTCCAAGCTGTGCTATCATTCATGACCTTTTCAAGCTCAGCATTGTACTCAAAAACAGTTTTGCCGCCTGGAATATTGCTCACATCTTGCACTTCAATTTTTGTTACCATGCTGCCTCCACATAGCTTAAATCTGATACGCCAACAAAGGTCTCATCTTCCTCATAAAATCCGCTAACAGCTAAAGCATTGGCCATAACACAGTCCTGCACAATGTCTTTATCATCCCAAATGTAACGCTGATGTTCACGAAACAGCCGCCCAATTTTTGGAATTCTAAGCTGTTTTTTATCAAAAGCGTGTTGCATAGTTTCTATTATCTGCTGTTTCTTCATTTTTGTAAACATAAACGGCTCTGAAAGCCCATACAAAGCGTCAGTTATAGAGTCGCCAACGCCAGTTCCATCATGGCGAGCCTCGCCATCCCAATACTCCAAATGCTTGCGAATAGCATCGTCCAATAAATCCCAATCTGCACGCCCTGGCTCAACATACTTGTAAGCAACCAAACGAGCAGGAAAAGTCGTATAGTCGTATGTAACCAACACCGTAGCATCATTTTTGCGGCCTAGGTCAATTCCAGTAAAATACTGGTGATTTGCTTCTTTAGGCACATCCCACCACTCGTCAAAAATACCTCGTGGATCGTCTCGGCGTTGCAGCCAATTCCTATGGAATACTTTCTCAAGCTGGCGAGTTGAGAAAACAGAGCCAACATTGGCATCAAAAGCACCCTCAAATTCTTGCTTCCAAGCAAGCTCAGTCTTTGATGGGCGATTTCTTTTGTACCATTCACCAGTTTTTGCTTTTTCAATCCATTGTTTTTTCTCATGAGCACCCTCAGCCGCAACCATTTCAGCATAAAATGGATTGTAATCAGGCACATCCCACCAGCCATAGTTAAAAACCGTAAATCCCATGTGATCTTGCTTTTCAAAAATCTGAGCAAACAAATTTGCTCGGCCTTTAGGTGTTGAAATAACCGTTGCACGGCCATTTGTGCGTGATAGGGTAGGGGATGAAGCCTGCCAAATGTCGTCTGCATACTGAGCAAACGCCATCTCGTCAAAAATCAAATGCGTTGCAGAAAATGATCGGCCAGTTTCTGCACCAGCGGCAAGGGAAGTGATCTTGCAGCCATTAACATTAGTGGTAACACGCTCATTTTCTTTCAAAATTTTCGGAAAATTCGGATCGTTTTTGCGAACAGAACGCAAAATCTGATAAACATAGGTGTGAAAATTCACCGCAGCATCTTTGTCTTTGGAAATAATCACAATCTGAGCACCTGGCACATTGCAAAATTCCCAGGCGACCTCAGCCGCTGCTATCGTAGAAATTCCACACTGACGAGGCTTGTTAATCGCTCGCAATTTATCACGGCAGGCAATAAAATCCTGTTGAAATGGGTATGGCTCAAGCGGAATATAGCCCTTACCTGGAAACAAAATCGTAGGCTGATACTCAAGAATCCATGCTAATGGGTTCAATCTCGCCGTCTTTCTCCTCTGAGCCTGACTGCCCGACTGAATCCACTCCGCTCTCGTCCAATATTTCATTTCTACCTGCCTTTACTGCTTCAATACACTTTGTGTACTCGTTTAATGCATCAATATAATTTTTAGAATTAAATTGAGCTGGATTTTTTTTGGCCTGAGATGATAACAAATCCAACAAAATTTGCAGCTTGTGGGCCTTGAAATGAAGCGGATTATTAGGGATCAGCAATTTTTGTTTCTCGTCCACCCAATAGGGGTCAAGATGCTTACTAGAAATATCTAGTAAAGCGGTTTGTTGTTCATCTTCTTGTTGTGCCATATTGGTAGTATACCAAAAAAATTTTGTGCGGGAACTGAGTACAGAAAAACAAAAGGTAGAAGGGGAGGTGGGGGGTAGGAATATACCTGAGTGGATTAATGATAGTCGTAATCTGGAGTCAGAGATTGTTTTTCTGGGGGGGGAACAGAGATGCAGATGCAGAGAGAGAGCAAGTGCTGGTGAACTCTACCTCTGTTAAGTGTTAAAGACTTTTCCCCTAATAACAGATATTGTATCAGCTCGTGCTTTACTTGCATAGGTAGTATGAGCAAGCTCATCTCCACCTATGACAAGCAGCACAGAGCCGAGGTCATTCTAGTAAGGGGAAAAAGTCTCTTTGTATCTGTTGACAACCTGATAGTAATGTGTTGTATCATACCCTACCCACCTACTTTATATCTGTTACGATATATTTGCTTCTTAAAATGTAACTCAATAGCTCCCTTGACTTTCCATGCTAATAGCTTCTGTGGTGATTTACCCTCACGGCTCTCAATTACAAGCTGATTGTAGCGATCAAGACCGAGAGTATATATCGCCTTGGTGTGAAACTTCCAATAATCCTCAGCTATCATTCCCTCCATTAAAAGTGGTAACAGATATTCGTCTATCTCCTGATTCTTTCGAGCATTTATGCGAGAGTTGGACTTGCGATCATCCCCTTTTGGCCTATCATTCGCCATTGGTTGCGTTTCACTATTGCCGTTTGTTGCCATGTGTGCTACCCTATCCTTTAGGTCTATCGGTCTATCGGCGATAGGTCTTTTTCTTTTGTTTTCTTTGCTTCTTTCTTTGTGGAAAACTTTTTGGCGACCTGCGAGAATATCGCCAAGGTTATTGGTGTTTGACATTGATTGAGTCCTTTCGTTTGAGTTTGCATTAGCTCTAGTATAGGCTATGAATAGTACAAAAAACAATAGCATTTTGTTGATTTTGTTGTTGACAGTTATGTTTATGCTTTGGTACACTAGAGTTAATATCAACTAATCATAAGGAGTAGCTTATGAAATTGCGTAAAGATGCAGTAGTGCAACACACAATGATCAAAGCCCCTCGTTGGAAACAGCGAGTGATAGGCATTGCTAGTTATCGTGTGGGCCAGCATAACGCCATCAATAGCCGCAAAGCGAAAAGATGGATCGTTTTACTACCCAGGCACTTACTACGCATCAGGCGATACTATAAAGGCTTGTGAAACTCAACTGCTGCCTAGCGGTGTGTTGCTTTACTTGCTACCAATATCAAAACTAGAACCATTAGAAAGAAGCTAAAAATGAAAACAAAAACATTTGACCAAATCAATACAATTCTGTTTATAATATTGTTGAGCGTGTTATTTGTAGTAGTCTTACAAGATTACCGCAATGCACAGTCCAACCTAGATTGTTGGAAGAAAGCAGCGGCACAAAACTATGAGAGAATTACTTGCGAAAGTCCATCTGAGATTTGAGCTAACACCCAGCGATCCGTATAAAACAATTAAAATACCAGTCCGACAGCTCGGAATAGCTAAAGTCGTGATTGTAAGAAAGGGAAGTAACAAAAATGTGTCAACACTGCAAAGGACGAGGAAGCGTGATTATATCTACCGCATATCAGATGTTTTACCGATTAGAAAAGTGCCTAGTGTGCCTTGGAAAAGGCGAATCATGAACGACTTACTTTTAATCGTAATGGGCGGCTGGGCTGTTGCTGCGTTTGTTGGAAGCTTGGCGGCTATAGTTGTTTGGTCTATACTTAAAACACTAGGTAAGTTAATTATGAGAGGTTTTAAGCGTTATGGATGGTAAACTATATGCCCTCCCAAAACTGAAAGAGGTGAGGGAAGAAAAAAACTTGACACAAGGCGAAATGGCCGATCTGCTCAAGATGCTCACTGGCAACAGTGTTTCACCCTCAATGTACCAGAAATGGGAACAAGGCACGCATGGGATTGATCCAGATTTTGCAATCAAAATCAGCAAGGTTTTGAAAGTGAAGTTGGATGAATTGTGGACTGCACGATCTTAGCACGAATAGACGAGCTAGAAGCCTTAAAATGGCTCAATATGCCTCCCAATACCGCTTTATACATTATAGAGCGTTTGGCGGCCTTATATGAGCAATCAAAGAAATGCGGATGCGTGCGGTGCTCACAAACTAGGCGAGGCGATCCCAAATAGTTATTTTGACTATACTTGTGATGATTGTATGTTACCAGCTAATTGGCTTGATTATGATCAAGACCCAGAATATATAAAATACCATGATAACGAAAGTAACCAAGAAAGAAGCAGACAAGTGGCACAGAATGAGAAAACTGAGCCCCCGTTTTAATCACTCAGGAATTATGTATTTTAATATTGATAAAGACTGGTACAAATGCGATACGCCAGGAGCTCTCGGCCTCAAAGAAATATGGCAGTTTAGACAGCGTGATAAAGCAAACAAAGAAGCCAACATAAAACTGTTTGATTTAGATAACTTATAGTAGAATAAATCGTGATGGTGCTTGTGTATTCCCTACTCGGATGTAAAACGCAGTAATGAATAGTTTAATGGCTTGAGTGCCCACCCCTCAAGCAGCAGCCATCACTAAATTGAATCATCAAAAAAAGCCCTCTCGCATGGGGCTCTTTTTGATTTGGACTCAACCTCAACAACTAAAGTGTATCACTCTTGTTTGCCAGATACAACCTTATCACGATCAACTTCATCAGGATTCTCTAAAGTATATGCCTGTTCTAGCACTTCTTTCTTCCCTGCTTGATAGCGTGATATTGCATCACTAGCTCCCTCAGCAGCAGTAAATAGTCCAACAGCAACCAGCATTGCATTTAAGAAGCTCTGAGCCTCGTTCAAATCGCCTTTGGCCAATGCAGCTATAAAACCACTCAAAGCCGCTAGAAACGCTGCTAACGCAAGCCAGAACTTACGGCTTTTAAGTTGAGCTGGGATCTTCATCAGACCCTCCTATTCACAATCGCTTGAATAGCATTGTAATTATAGCCAGCAGCAGCAAGACGGTTGCGGCGATCTGCACCATTGCCCCACTTCCCTTGTATGACTTCGGTTGCTATTTGATCATTTGATGGACGAGATGAACCGCCAACACGCTGATTAACAATAGATTGTACAGCATTGTAATCATAGCCAGCAGCTCGCAGCCTGTTTCGGCGATCATCACCGTTACCCCATTGGCCAGCAAGAACTTCATTTGCTAATTGATCGTTGCTCTTTCGTGGAGCATCAGCAGTAATATACTTATCAAGATTTACAAATTGCTGAGCTTGTTGAATTGGCCGAGTATTCTTTGTGGTATACAAAGCTCGTGCACCATTCTGCTCAAAATTTGCTTCACCTTGCAGATCAATCCAAATGTGGCCATAGCGTACACCATCAATCAATCCCAT